TCTTTGATGGGGCGTATGCTAGATTCGTGGAGGAAATCAACCCACTTGTCGGAAATTTTTTCTTGATACAAAGTCGAGGTTATAATGATAGGGCGAAACACATCAATGACAAATTTTCGTTGTCTAAAAGTCTGTGGGCAACGACAGTTTTTCCACTTTGACCGCAAGTTCTCTCTTTGCGAGTGTGCGAGGGTGGTCATTTGCAAGGCCGTCTCGGGAAAAATGTTTTGCAGGTAACAAAGTATACACGCAACTAACATCCCCGATCGGCCATGCCCGCCTTTGCAATGTATATATACCTTTTCCCCTGCTTTAAGCTTATTAATTTTTTCACTAAGATTGTAAACAAACTCTTTAAATTTTGGAATATCTTCGGGTATATTATTATCCTCAATTTGATAATTCAAATACTCGATATCATTTTGAGGACAGTTTGTAAAATACGGATACAAACTATAGGATGCCTTTTCTTCATCATTGGTAACATCGACAAAAATCTTGGTACCATGATTTGCTAAAATATCAAACCATTCTTTACTCGGATAACCCCCAAAATAAACAGAATCCTGATATACTAAAGATGCAAATGAAAACATATGTGGATGTTTTATTTTTCAAAAAAATTTATTATATACATTTTTTAAATTTTCAAGACATGAAAAATTTGTAATTAAAGGCTTAAAATTTTTGCACAAAAAGATTATTTATTTTTTAATAAAACCAAAAAGATTATGCAAAAATTACATCAAAATATTGAAGAAGCTTATCAAAATCTACAAATTTCAACGGCGAAAAAACCCGACTCGAAGAATCGTTGTCCTCCTAAAACTAAGCAGGTTACCGGTACAAAATTATGCTGTCCTACTAATTCAAATTATGCTGTTTATATGATAAATGGTGTTAATCAGTGCGTTCCTAGAAAATATCCAGCAAATCAAAAAGTACCAACAGGGCCATATGTAAAAACCTGTAGTAATCTCTCTGTTGATGGTTCATTATTGTACGCTAATTGTAAACAAGGTCCAAACAAATCGACTTTTATTGATACTACCTTTTGTCAAAAAGGTACAATCGCAAATAATAAATCAATTTTACAATGCAAACCAAATATAAATATTAAAAATTGCACAAATACAGTTATAAAAGGATCAAAATTATTTGCAACTTGTAAAGGCCCAGAGGGGATTCGTAAATCAAGTATTGATCTTGCTAAGTGTGCGCCAAAATCAGTAATCAATAAAAATGGATTATTAGCATGTAAACCACCTCCTGGTAAAAAACAATCACCTCCTCCGCCTGGACAAAAACAATCACCTCCTCCACCTGGACAATCACCTCCTCCACCTGGACAATCACCACCTCCACCTGGACAATCACCACCTCCACCTGGACAATCACCACCTCCACCCGGACAATCACCACCTCCACCACCTGGACAATCACCACCTCCACCACCTGGACAAAAACAATCACGTCCGCCTGGTCAAAAAAAATCACGTCCGCCTGGACAAAAACCACCTCCTCCTCCTCCAGGAATGATGGGATCTTTTCCACCACCTCCTCCTCCTCCAGGAATGATGGGATCATTTCCACCACCTCCGCCTCCAGGAATGATGGGATCATTTCCACCACCTCCGCCTCCAGGAATGATGGGATCATTTCCACCACCTCCACCTCCAGGAATGATGGGATCATTTCCACCTCCTCCACCTCCAGGAATGATGGGATCTTTTCCACCTCCTCCACCTCCAGGTCAAGGTCCTCCAGGACAAGGTCCTCAAGGTCAATTCGGACAAGGTCCTCAAGGTCAAGGTCCCCAAGGGCAAGGTCCTCAAGGGCAAGGTCCCCAAGGGCAATTTGGCCTAGGTCAATTTGGTCAAGGTCAATTTGGTCAAGGTCAATTTGGTCAAGGTCAATTCGGACAAGGGCAGCTCCCACCATCGCTTCCACCATCTCTCCCACCATCTCTCCCACCATCGCTTCCACCATCTCTCCCACCATCTCTCCCACCATCCCTACCACCTTCCCTACCACCATCACTTCCACCTTCCCTACCACCTTCCCTACCACCTTCCCTTCCACCGTCTCTCCCACCAGATGAAAGATTCTATATTTATAATGGAATTGACTTTTCAGGACAAAATATTGGCGATGCAATTCCTAACTCAACGCTTAAATCTTGTCAAGATGCCTGTAATTCAAATTCTCAATGTGTTGCTTCAGTATTAGGTAAAGATAATAATTTATGCTATTTAAAATCCTCTATCGATCAACCATCAATTAATGCAAATAGAATAGTATCGATGAAATCTTATATTCCGTCGAATGTTGGGAAAGCAACTCTTAGTGGAATTGATTATTCTGGTAACAACATCCAAGAGAATCAAAATTCGAATCTAGATGCTTGTATTGCTGCATGTGATGCCAAGAATGAATGCGTTGCTTCTGTTTTTGGTACAGATAATAATATTTGCTATTTAAAATCTTCAATTGATCAACCATCAGTAAATTCAAATAGAAAGACAACTGTAAAACCAGTTAAAAATCAAGATCTTCCACCTGCTGCATCAATTAAATGTATAGCAAATGATCCTTTAGGTAATAATTCTGGGGCAGTTTATAGATATACTAACAATAACAATAACCGAACAATTTTTCATTATCCTAATCCAGATATCGCCAACTCATGGGATCCCAAATGGTCAGATGGGAAATATATTGACTGTGGCGGGATTACAAAAGGTTCAAGTCTTGGAGTGTTACCAGTAATGTCTGGTGCATCAATTAAATGTAATGCAGGTATTCCACCAGGTCATACGGATGGTTCTGTTTGGAGATTTACAAATAATAACAATAATCCAACAATTAATTATTATCCAACTGGAGATATCGCAAATTCTTTTGATCTTGATTGGGGCTATCCTTCAACTATCGATTGTTCTGGAATAAAAGTTGGTCCCAATTTGACAGCTGTAACAAAGCAATCTGGTGCTCCTGTACAATGTGATAATAATGATCCCAAAGGCTCTAATTCTGGAGCAGTATACAGATATAATAATGGAACTATTCAACACTATCCAAATCCTACTGTAGCAGGATCTTGGGATCAGAATTGGCCACAATTTACAAAATTAGATTGTGCTGGATTGATTTTAGGACCACCTCTTGCACAGAAAATATATACAAATAGTGGAAATAATTTAAGTAATTGGAATATTAGTTCAACCACGATTGGAAATGCAAACATTGGTGGATTCAATGGAGATGCGATTATAGTTGCTAATGATGGATCCTGTAATCGTGAAATCCAACAATCTATCCTTAACACTGTAATAAAGTTTAGAGTTTGTATTGGATCCTGGGCGGATATAAGATTTGCTTGTGGTGCAGCTGGAGACGGAACAGCGCTTCGTTTAGATACTCGCCTTAATAATAAGTCTGGTTTTGCCAAAAACAATAGTTGGACTAGTTATGCGTCTTTAGATTTTACTGGTCCAATACTCAATTCAGGTACATGGTATAATGTTGACATTAGTATTGGTTCTGATGGAAAAGCATCATATTATATTGAAGGAATCTGGCAAGGAACGATGGCGGCAATTGAAAATAAAGGAAATTACATTGGATTAATTTCAGGAGGAGGTGCTCAAAGTTACTTTACTGATATTTCTATATTCGGTTCTAGTACATTTGTTCAACCACCTAAAAAAGAAGGTTCAATTAATTTATATTTAAATTGTGTTCCAAACTTGAACTTGGAAAAATGGAATAATCCAGCAACTGGTTCCAATCCCATTACGATAACCAATAACGGTTGGTTCCAAGCACCTGGAAATGGTTCTATTGCTAGTCTTGCTGTTCGTTCTCTTATAAACACGACAATAACTTTTATGCTGTATTCTGAAAATCTGTGCAACTTTTTCTTTGGATGTAATCGTTCAGGCCAAGGAAGAATGTTGCGTCTTGACGCTCGTAATGGTGCTACAAGTGGTTTTACTACAACAAATTCGTGGACAAGTGGAGGTTCAATTTCAGGGCCAACAATACCTTCAAGTATTTGGTTAAAAATACAAATAAACACAAGTGCGAGTGGTACTTCAACATGGTATATTAATGGTATCAAACAACCTGGTTCAACCAGTGTAAGTGCATCAGATACTTATATTGCAATAAGTGGTGATAATGGTGGTGGTACTAGTGCATTCACCAATCTATATATTGATTATCCTGCAAAAGATCCTACTTTTATGCTTAACACACTTTTGACCACGAACAGTCTTGATGGTTGGAGTGGTAATTGTAATTGGGGTATAAATGGGCAATCTGCTTTTTGCTGCCAAGGTAATAAACAATTTACCATTCGAAATATCGGAGCCAGCATTTTTAATAGAACAATTAAATTTAGCTTCCATACAGACAAACTTGGAAATTTTGCCTTTGGGTGCAATCAAAATGGAAAAGGTTTTGCTCTTCGTTTAGATGCAAGATCAGGAGCAAAATGTGGTTGGATGACACTTACTGATTGGAATACTTGGTCAGGTAATCCAAATGGTGTAACATTAGGTTCACCTTATTATGATATTGCAATTGTAATTGACGCATTTGGTGTATGCACTTACTATATTAATGGATATATACAACAAGAAAAGATGCAACTTCCTCCAGATGCAGGAACTTATATCGGGCTACAAGGAGATGCTGGAGGGGGGTATTCTTATTGGAAAAATATATCAATAAACTAAAATTAACTTGTTTAAAAAATTAGTATTTAAATTTTTTTGAAATTTAAATAAAAGGTGTTTAAAAAATGTATAAAAGTTTGTATGAAATTGGTTCCGCACACGCACCCACTGTAGATAAAAAATACACATGTTCAAGTTATGATGACAAGTACTCATTTAATGGCTCTGACAAATACTTGCAATCTTGTCCCAATCTAGCTGCTCCAAGTCCCTCTAAGTTTAATCCATTTTATGAAGATTTTCCAACTCCATATTATCATCGTGAATATTATCAAGATCCAAACCAAGTCCCTTCAGAGACTCCATTTTTTCCAAGTGTCGATAATACTGTTCCTCAAGTTGTCCAACAATACAATCCTCAAAGTCGTAATTTACCACCCATCATTACCCCCTTTGACCCAAATTCTACCAATTTTTATGCAACCGAACTGTATAACAAAACTCCAATTAAATCATTACAATCACCGCTGCCACCACAAAGTTGCAAAACATTGATCGGAGAACCTGAACATGCAGAAAATGAATCTTTATTACCGGTTTTAGATTGTCGTTTTAATTTGCGAGAAATTTGTAAGCAATGTATTTTATTGGAGGATCATCTAAGTCACGATAAAAAGCGTTGTTATGATTGTTGTATCAAACATTTCTTGGCCATTGAAGGATTAAGTGAAGAAGCAGTTACTTTGGACAAAGAAGCTAAATATAAAGATGTATTGTGTCAGATACCAGACAAGGTTCGCAAAATACAAAAATTATGGTATGAAGATCCAGAGAAAAATTCCCATCAAGCCAGTCAAATGTTGAGAGAACTTCGTAAAGATTTTATGCAAAAAACCTTTAATATTGGATTTGATACTTCTGCGACAGAAAATGGGTCATGTGCAGGAGGTATTTGCAAAATTAAAAAGAAGATGTAATATCACCTTGTAAAAATTGATTTATTTTTAGTTTTACCGTACAAAACTAAAAATGTCATGCAAAGCGTTACACAAACAACTTGAAAAATACTTTGAAGATCCACTTGAAGATTTAATTCTGGAACCCAATGAAACCGATGGTCTAAAAGTCCATTTTACACTCGTTGGTCCTCACTCAACGCCTTGGTCGGGTGTAATTATGAATGGATTGGTAAAAATTCCCACAGACTATCCTTATTCTCCTCCAGCAATTGTTTTTGATCAAAATGTCTTGCATCCTAATATTTATACAGATGGAAAAGTTTGTCTTTCCATATTACTTAATAAATCGGATGAAACAGGATATTTTCACGAATCAGAGCTATGGAAACCAACTCTGGATTTGAAGAGTGTATTTTTATGCATCATGAATCTCTTTACTGAACCTAATTTAGAATCGCCTGCAAATTTGGATGCTTGTGTAATGTATCGAAATGATAAAAAAGCGCTAAGCAAATTAATTCGATCAAGCTTAAGTACTTGAGTTTTGTAATCTATTTTATATGAAATATTCGATCACGCCAATAGGATAATTTAAGACGATCCCATTCATAAGTATCCCATTTGGATACAATTTCATTGAATGTTTGATGAAGCCAGTCTTCATCTAAAATTTCCCAGTTTTTTACTTTAACAACGGGTAAATTTGTATAAACCCTGTCAATTCCTGAAGATTGAATAATTGGAATTCTTCCCAACATTAATGTTTCCCAAACTCGATGTGTATCCCATCCAAAACCAGGTGGACAAACTACAAAAGCATAAAAACACATTGATTGCCAAAAACTCTCTCTCTTTTGTTCAGGTAAAAACTCAACACAGCTTTTTTTTTGCAAAATTTGAAGTATGGGTGCTCGTCGCTGTTCTCTCAAGATGGGCTGTCCAAAAGTTGTAGAAGCAAAATTAGCAATCGCTTTTGTTGATATTGTATTTTGAATTGGAATTAAACTTTTTTTAATCTTGAGAAGATTTTGTTCTTGTTTTTTTGGTAAAGTTTTTTTACCCCAAGCATGATTTTCACTAAAATGTAAAGTGTGATAATCAATACCTAGTGGTAAATAATGTGCCTTTTTTCCTAAACCACCGACATAGTTTTGAATCCACCATTGCATTAATTTTGGATGGTTAATGTAATCTTTCGATTCTGGAAGATTATCTGGTATCGAAGTTACATAATTTCCAGAAATGAGTACAAATTTATTCGCAAATCGATTGGCGTGATTTTTGAAAAAATTCTCCAAATCAGCAGTTTGAATATAAATGGTCTCTCCTTCTTGATTATTATAATCAAATGCATAGTCAAATTGTTTGGATCCCTTGACAATTGGTTTTTGATCTGCAATTTTTGCAATACCATGAGGACTTATAAATTGACAATTATCTTCTTCCATTTGCTATAAACAAAATAAAAAATGAAGTCGTTTATTAATAATTCAACATTTTTTAAAAATGAGCCAATCGTCATTTCCATTGTATAGCAGTCTCAAACAAAAAAGTGAGACAGATAATCTAACTCTTAGTTACGAAGATCAAATGAACATTTGTAATATGATTAATAAGGATTTAGATGCTGAAGGTGTCGAAGTACTTTACGCTTTAATAAAGTACTATAGTATTTTGGAGGATAAACTTCCACACGACGCGATTCCTTACAAGCCAAAGATTAACAAAGGCGGTGTCAAATTTGACATCTCAGCGATGCCGCATAAACTTGCCTGCATGATTAAATATTTCATGGACTTGCATAGCCAAAAAATGGCAGAAGAAAAGGAGCGTATAAATTGTTAAAGCGATTTTATTTACATTTGTTGTTGCAAATAAAATCTGTTGTCAGTTTAATATACAATGGACTGGTTGTAAAATAAAATTTATACAATAGATTGGTGATACTTTTTGGAGAAATCGACCAACAAGGAGTTTCTAGTTCTCCACAGTTCAGCGGTGTCATCCAAAACTTGAGCAGCAGCATCTCCTTCCGATTTAACTTGAGTAGCAGAAGCATCTCCTTCAGATTTGATTTGAGAGGCAGCTGATTCTGCTTCAGCCAAAATAAGGTTAGCTTGCTCTTGAGCCTTACTTCTGATATCACTTGCCTTATTATCAGCTTCAGTTTTGATTTGATCGGCCTTGTTGTTTGCATCAGTTCTAATTTCATCAGCCTTGGCTTTATTCTCTTCGGCTTTAAGTTGAGCTTCTTTAATGTAGTCAGCTACTCTCCACATGTTTTCATCGTGAATCGTTTCAATAAAGGCAGCTTTTTGAGTTTGTGATTTGAAAGTATCCGCGTTTTTAGCAGCAAGCCATTGATTGAATTTGCTTAAGCCTTGATTGGTATCAACAGCCTTTTGTAAAGCAATAATTTGCTTAATTTGTTTGCTGACCTCGAATTGAGCGGATTTGGCAGTTTGACGCTTTGCTTGAGCTGTTGCTTGAGTGCGTTGAGCTGCGGCTTGTCTACCAGCTGCAGCTTGTGCGACACCTTGAGCTTGTTGTGCGGCAATTTTGTCCAAGATGGACAGACGACCACTGATGATAGCTTTTTTTATAGGGTCAGTTTGGAAGGTATCTGACAAACTTGGTAATATGTCGCTCAATTCAGCTTTCAAAGACTGTCTGTCGGACTTGCCGAGTAATCTCATTTGTTTTTGTTGAAACTCGGCTCTATTTCCCTTTGGTGGTTTAAGTCTGTTGACACCGGGAACATTAAGAGTATATTCATTCGAGTCCCAAGGCATCATAGAACCTTTGTAGTTTGGAAAAGTTTTAAAGTAGTCTTTATTTCTTCCGGCAGCTGCGCTGGAAACATTTCCTGTCAAGGAAGCGAGAAGTGCTGCTTTTGCAGCTTTGTCTTGTTGTGTTGGTGTCTGTGACATATTTTTATTTTCTTCAAGATTTTTTAATTTTTTTGCTTGCTCTGCAGCTTTTCTTGCTTGTTGGGCGGCAATTTGTGCTTGTTGCTTAGCTCTGGAAGTTGTATCCACAATATCATCAGACGAGCTACTGGTAATTTCTACTCCTGTTGTAGTATCATCCTTTTGTTGCTGAAACCCTAGTGTGGGAGTTCTTAAAGTAAAATTATTTTGTTTTGCAACATCTCTAAGCATTTTTCTTCTAATATACAGTGTAGTTTTCAACGATTTTGGTTTCAAATCATCGCGATAAATTGAAGCAATATAATCCAAGGAATCATTCAATTGTTGTTCTGTTAATTCGGCTTTGACAAAGTCTTTTTGCAAAGCGTGTTTGTTTTCAGTATTTTTTGGTAAAGCAAAAGATTCGTAAATCTTATTACCTTTTTCGATTGCCGATAATCCAGGATTTTGTTGAATTTGTTTTCTAGCAGCTAAAAGTTGTTGTTTTGGCATTTTATTATTTGATTTAAAAAAGTTTTTTTTATTCTTGTCACGCGCAAAATATAAAATTATGTTTTGTACTAATAGGATGCCTGGATCAATTTTAAAAGGAATATTATACGAAGAAGCAAGAGGATTTATTACTGATACGAATAGCAGAAGTTCAATCAATAATGGACCCTTCCCAAATACTGCTTTACAGTACATTGAAAGATTATTACTTATTAAACGAGCAAAGCAAGAGGGTTATTTACCAAGCACTCTTGGATATCGCTAAAAGAATTTTTAAATCTTTTACAAGAATTAAAATAATTTTAATAATAAAAATGAATCCACAATTACTTCCACAATTACAAGATCAGCAACAGGTACCTAGAGAATTTCCAGAAAACTTTGTAGCATTACTAAATACGATTATTCCAATTGATGAAGTTATCAACTATACACGCGAGCAAGCAGGATTACCACCTTTAACTCCAGAAGAGGTACAAACAGTCAACACGAGGATTGTATGGATTGTATCTCCCTATGGTGAAATTGGAATCAATATACTCCCAAGTGTAAATGCCCCAGCTCAAGGCGCAGTTCCAAGTTTAAGAAGCGCGTATGCTGGTACACCACAAAGAGTTGCTCAAATCGAGAGACAATATTTTAATTTGCGTCCCGAAGCCATTGAACAATACTTGTCTGATAATTACGGTATGACAGATGCTAGTTTAGATTTATATCGTCATCATCGTAATTTGACAGCAACCTATACATTTGATGAAGATACAACAGAAGCATTGATTCAAATGGCAAAAGATATGAATGAATTTGTTAGATTACATACGATCCGATCAGCTGCCAATCCAATTGTCGCACAACGCCAACAAGACGAAACGACAGCCGCTGTCTTACAATACGCTAGAACTGTTCATCCAGATATTTTTACAGAGATAATAACGACACAGCTCGGTTCAGGAAATTACACAGGTCTAGTTAAAGATATCGATGAAAGAAAAAGAGTTGCACAATTACAACGATTAATTGGACAACAACAAGCTAAATCATTAACACAAAGAAACCAAGCAATTTTACAACAGATGCGAAAGCAATTACAGAGCTTGCGATAAATTTTAAATATATCCTATTATATTAGAATGGGAAGGTTAACAAGAACTCAAAACATTCATGTACGTGCACCAGGTCCTTCTGCTCCTACACAGACAACATATGAGATTCCAAGCGAAGAAAACTATTCTGGTCCAAGAAAATCTACTCTGTGTATAATGGCTTGTCACAGTACGACTCCTACAAAAGTAAAACTAATTGTAAATAATTTAAAATATTTATCTAAAATTGCAGACGCATTTGTTCTAATCGATTCAGCAGAATGTCAATCGAATAATTTACAAAGCCAAGTTAGGAATACACACCCTTCGCTAAATATTGATTTTAAGTATATTGATAATGACAAAGTATTATTATGTCACGCAAAATATTTGTATTATTTGCAAAATTTTAGTTACTCGCAATATGAACAACTTATAATAACAAATGATTCATTTGTTATTTGTCGTTCAATTGAAAATTATGGAAGTTTAATGAATGAGAATTATGATATGGTTAGTTTATTAGCTTCCAATCAAATTAAATATCATTTTCCGGATTTTTTGAGAAGTTATAAAACGAGATCTATTGGTCAGCTTATCGAATATTTTAATAATAACAGGCATCGAGTTCATAATGAACAAAGTTTGATAATGGTTTATGAAATTGAATCTACAAATGTTTTTGGCAACAGAAAAGCATTATATGAAGCAGATGATCCAGGAGTCAATATTCATTATGATAATTCTAAAATCAGTAGATATCTGTTGCACGCAAATTACCCAGTTATAAAGTTAAAACGCATGCAACAAGGTCATCACCCTGCAATTGATAAAATGCTAAACGAAATTAATTTTTAAAGCACCCCATCTAGGGCTCGAACCTAGGACCTTGCGCTTAGAAGGCGCACGCGCTATCCAACTGCGCTAAAGGGGCTTTGTCGTACCAATTGGTACAATTGAATTATTTATATTTTCTTAAATAAGTTGCTGAATTTAAAAAATTCGAAATTTAAGTATTTCAATTTTAAATAATAAATATGACAAAATTATTTTTATTTGATGTTGATAACACCTTGACACATTCTGGACAAAAATTGGATGTCTCGATGCAAAATAAATTAGCTGAATTACACAATGCAGGTCATTGTTTAGGTATAGTTGGCGGGGGAACTTTTACAAAAATTTGTGAACAGCTTGGTGAAAGCTTTGAGAAATTTGATCATATATTTAGTGAATGTGGTTGTTTGTATCATTATAAGAGTGTTTTAAAATATGCTAAAAATATAAAACAACATTCGTCCATTGACAAAATTGACAAAATTATTAAACAAGCTTTATTGTACTTATCATCCGTTTCTTATCGATTATGCGGTCATTTAATTGATTATCGAAACGGTATTGTGTATATTTCTTGTATAGGAATGGATGCGACTCTGGAAGAGCGTGCAGACTTTTTAGAAAATCATTTACATCATCGCAATAAACTATTGCAAATTTTACTTGCTCTCAAAATTCCAAATATTTCCATCAAAAAAGGCGGTAGTGTTGGTATTGCAGTGTATCCAAGTGAATGGAGTAAAGCTCAGGTTATCGATGTCCTAAAATCTTTTCAATACAAGGAAATTTACTATTATGGAGACAGTGACGGAGTTGATGGAAATGATACAGAATTATTAAATCATTCACAAGTAATGGGTATTGTTGTAAAGCATCCGCAAGATACCTTGGCAAAAATATGATTATTAAATTTAAAAAATTTAATAAATTCCTAGCTGCGTCAGCTAAAGGATTCGAACCTTTTGCGTGCAGAGCACAATTCCTTAGCAGTGCATCCCATTAACCTCTCCGGCAAACTCACTAGTAAATTGTCATTTGGGTGGATTGAACACCCGACCTGCAGAGCTTCAGTCTGACGCTCTCCCACTGAGCTAAAATGACAAGTGTATCATTTATAGCGAAAAGCTAAAATGACAAGTGTATCATTTATAGCGAAAAGCTAAAATGACAAGTGTATCATTTATAGCGAAAAGCTAAAATGACAAGTGTATC